CTATGGCAGCTCGTGCAACCCGTCAGGAAATTCTGATTTGGACTGATTCATGTCTATATTCCATGCAGTATCTTGGGCCTCCCTATGTATGGGGCTTTAACGTCCTGATGGATAACATTTCTGTAATGTCACCTAACTCTATGATTACGGTTAACAACGTAACCTATTGGATGGGCACGGATAAGTTCTATATGTATTCTGGTCGTGTTGAGACACTCCCATGCTCATTGCGTCAATACATTTTTGATGACATTAATAAAGACCAATCTTTCCAAGTATTTGCTGGAGGCAACGAAGGCTACAATGAGGTCTGGTGGTTTTATGTAAGTCAATCTAGCGAAGGAACTACAGTTGATAAATACGTCATTTATAACTACTTGGATCGTGTCTGGTATTACGGTTCTATGGCTCGTACTGCTTGGCTCGACTCAGGCATACGCCAGTACCCAATGGCAGCAGATTACCAAAATCTCGTTCTGTACCACGAGAGCTCAGTTGACGACGTGTCTGGCTTAACCCCAGCACCTATAAATGCTTACGTTCAATCTTCAGACTTTGACATCGGCGATGGACATAATTTTGGATTTGTATGGCGTATTTTGCCTGATATTAACTTCAATGGTTCTACTGTTAACCAGCCGTCTGTAACTATGACGGTTAAGCCTCGTCAGAACTCTGGCACACCATATGGGATTGCAGATAACCCAAGGGTGATTAGTGGGGATAACTTTAGTACTCGTGGCACTTATAACATCCAAGAATTTACTGGTCAGGTTTATACCCGATTGCGAGGCCGACAGCTAGCATTCCGTATTGAATCTACTGACCTTGGTGTGGCTTGGCAGCTTGGTAGTCCACGTATTGACATCAGAAATGACGGCAGACGCTAATGGTTACTCCAGCTAAAAAGCTAACTCTACGGGCAACTAAAGCCCCAAACCAGACGATTGCACCTGTCGACTATGACCAGCGGTTTCAAGACCAGTTTAGTAACGTGCTTCGTTTGTACTTTGACCAGTTAGATAACTTTACTACTGGAATGACCCAAGTAGTTACAGCCGATGGTATTGTATTTCCAGATGGCACACTGCAGACTACAGCATGGCAGCCTTCTTATGTAGAGGCTTATGATCGCACTGCTTCTATTGCAATAGCTAACACGCCAACACTTTTAAAGCCAGCTAGCTATATACCTGCAACTGCTGTTGGTATCACATATGATTCTGCTACTGGAGTGTTCACGTTTGAATATGAAGGTGTGTATTCCTTATCTATTACCGTAAATATAAAAGCAACTAATGCAAATCAAGTTGTTTACTTATATGCGCAGAAAAATGTAGGTGCTGGCTGGGTAAATACGTCAAATTCTGGTAAATCCTACGAACTTAAAAATGGGGCAACCGTGCAATTTGTATCGTCACAGTCAGTTTATAGGGCTGCTGGGGAACAAACCAGATACTATATATACTCTAACGGTACTACTTCTTCTTTAGATACGACTACATTACCTGGCGTATCTCCTACAGTTTATGTTCCAGCTATACGCATACAGTATGCAGGAGGGTAAATCAATGATAAACTCTTACAAAATCAACCCGTGAGGCCTCTATGGGATTGCAAAACACCGCACACTACTTAAAATCTAAGGGTCGGGGAACCGATACCGAGCTTGTTCATATGTCCAAACGGGAGCTTAAAGGCCTCCAGGATTTGGCTATGGCGCATGGTGGCTCCCTTACAGTTAACCCAGAAACAGGTTTAGCCGAGGCTGGATTCTTAGAACAAGTCCTACCAGTCGTAGCTGCCGCAGCTGCTACTTATTTTACCGCTGGTGCTGCCGCTCCTGCACTTGCTGCCGCTACAGGCATGGGTGCCACGGCTTCTGGTATTTTGGCTGGTGCGGGTGCTGGTGCCCTTATTTCTGGTGGCGCTGCTGCTATGCAAGGTAAAAACGTAGGTCAAGCAGCTCTTATGGGTGGTCTTGGCGGTGCTATTTCTGGTGGTATGGGTGCTTATGGTGAAGCTCCTAACGTGCTAGCCGACACTACACAAAAAGCAGTTACTGAAGGGGCTACAGAGACAGCTAAAGGCGCTGTGACTGAAGGTGTTAAAGATGCGGCTACATCCAATATTCCTACAGGCTTATCTTATGACCCAGGCGCTGGCTATGGCGCTGCACAGTCTGGACTACCAAACGCCCAGCAATTAGCAGATACTCAAGCATTTACAGGTGTAAACGCAGCAAACCAAAGCATTGTTCAAGAACCTACAATTTATCAAGGTCTAGGTACTATGGGCAAAGCAGCAACCCAAGCCCTACCTGTAGCATCAATGCTAGAGCAAAAACAACCCCAACAACTAGGTCCACAAGAGCAACCTAGCAAAATGGTCGGTCTGTCTCCTAACTTTAAGGCTTACTCACCTACCCAACCAAACCCATACTACAGACCTAAATACCCTACTTATGCAGCTGAAGGCGGTATTATGCAGTCCTATGCAGCTGGCGGTCCTGTAGAACAGATGAGCCAAAACGCATTGGGTGCTGGTGGTATGTACCCACAAAGTCAGCAAGAGCATACAAACTTTGCTACCCCAACACAGATGCCAGCTTCTGCTGAAATCATCCGTTCTGACTATGACACTAAAACAGACCCATATAACGGCCAAATGGTTACTATGGCTGCTGGTGGTCTTCCACCAAAAGAAGAGTATTTACCAAAAGGGGATCCAGGTAAAGTTGCCGATACTGACCCAGCTACTAAAGGTTTGAGTGCATTAGATGCAACAAACTACAGAAATAAGAAGTTAATGGCTAAATCTGGCATTAAGATGGCCGAACTACCTAAGACTGGTATTAAGTCTTTGGGTGGTGATTTCTCAGATGTCGGCGCTGCTGGCGGTACACTAGGTAGCTATTCAGATGGCGGCCGTATGCTTAAGGGTCCTGGCGATGGTATGTCAGATTCTATTCCAGCACAGATTGGTCACAAGCAACCAGCTCGTTTGGCCGACGGTGAATTTGTAGTTCCTGCTGACGTTGTATCTCATCTTGGTAATGGCTCTACAGATGCTGGAGCAAAGCGTTTATATACAATGATGGATAAAGTACGTAGAGCTCGTACAGGCAAAAAGAAACAAGCACCTGCAGTTAAAGCAGAAAGGTATTTACCAGCATGACATTAAAAGTGCAGATTGTCCCTACCCAGCTAGTTAACCAAATGTGGGGGGCGGTCGAAGGCTTTATTAAGAGTGCAGAAGAAAAATTCGGTGGCGCTGAATACACTACAGATCAAATCAAAGTGTATTTAGTAGAAGGCATATGGATGCTTATAGTTGCAGTTGATGAAAACAAACAAATTCATGGCGCAGCTACAGTTAACTTCATAAACTATCCAAACGATAGAGTTGCTTTTGTTACATCGATAGGCGGAAAATTAGTAACAACCCCAGACACATTTGCAGAGATGTCTGAAATATTTAAGGCCAATGGAGCAACTAAGATTCAAGGTGTTGCAAAAGAAGCTATTGCTCGGTTATGGAAACGTTTTGGCTTCGAAGAAAAGGCCATCTTAGTGGAAGTTAAATTATGAACTTTTTAAAATTCTGGAAGTCCTTTTTAGGCCCAATCTCATTTAGCTTCGGTGGCGGTGGCGGTGGCTCTCCTGGGCCGACCCAGTCTACTTCTTATAGCACTAACCTTCCAGAATATGCACGTCCCTATGTTGAGACGATGCTTGGTGCTACCCAGAAACAGTTGTTCAATATGGACGACAGCGGCATTACTGGGTTTAAAGAATATAAACCATACAGCTCAAACGTAGAAGACTACGTAGCTGGATTCTCTCCATTACAGCAACAAGCACAGCAAGCTGCTTTCGGTTTGCAAACTCCTGGTCAGATTGGTGCTGGTTCACAAATGGCTGGTATGGCTGGTATGGGTGCTTTAGGCACTGCACGTCAAGCTGGTATGGCAGGTCAACGATATGCAAGTCAAGCCCAAGATCCAAGATCTATGCAGGGCTATATGTCTCCATATATGCAAAACGTTGTTGACTACCAAAAAGCTCAGGCGCTTCGTGATTACCAAATGGGTCAACCAATGCGTCAGGCTCAAGCAGTCGGCCAAGGTGCGTTTGGCGGTTCTCGCCATGCTATTCAAGAAGCTGAAGCTCAACGTAGTTTGATGTCTCAGTTACAAGGTATTGAGGCTACTGGCGCACAGCAAGCGTTTCAAAATGCACAGCAAGCACAACAGTTTGGTGCTAATTTAGGTTTGCAAGGACAACAAGCAGCATTGGGCGGCTATGGTCAAGTCGGTCAATTAGGTTCTACGTTAGGTGGTTTAGGTGCCCAACAGCTAGCTGCACAGCAAGGCATCATTAATACCCAGTCTCAGATGGGTGCTGCACAACAAGCACAAGAGCAGTCTAAGATTAATCAGGCTATTCAAGACTACGCTATTCAACAACAGTACCCACTCATGCAGCTTGGCTTTATGTCCAATATGCTTCGTGGTTTACCGATGCAGTCTCAAACTACTCAGCTCTATCAAGCCCAACCTTCTACATTACAGCAAGGTATTGGCTTGCTAGGTGCTGGTGCATCTTTATACGGTGCTGGTGCATTTGGCAAGAAAGAAGGCGGTATTGTTGGTTACAAAGAAGGTGGCACTGTAGGTTATAAATACGGCGGGGCGATTCCTGAACCTAAATTAGCTGGCATGGCTAGCAACCTAAGCATTGCACAGCTCCAACAAAAGATGCGTGATCCAGCGTTAACTGTTGGAGAACGTCAAGTATTTGCCGATGCACTACAAGAAAAAATGCAAGAACAAGCACGTTACGCTGGTATTGCACAAGTAGAAAGCCAGCCATTAGCTGGTGGTGGCATCATTGCATTTGCTGACGAGGGTTTGGTAGATTTGGAAGAAGCCCTTAAAAAACGTGATAGCGAAGAAAAACCAAAATCAGGCTTGTTTAAATCGTTAGGGCAAGACTTTTCTAAAAACCTTGCTGCTATGACACCAACTAAAAAATATAGCCCAGAGCAGCTAGATGAAATAGCTCGTGGTCAAGGCGTATTCCCAGAAGGTTCTCCAGCACTTCCAACTGAAACAGCTTCTGCCGAAGAAATGGCAAGGCTTAAAAAATCAGTAGAAGGTCCAGCTAAAGCATCAGAAGGCGCTAAAGCTCCTGGTACTCCATCTCCATTAATGCAGGCTACTGCTGGTAAGTCATTGGCTCAGTTCTTGGCCGACAGAAAAGAGTTGGGTCCACAAGGCACGCTTGGTGATAAGTTTGAGAAGTTTATTGATGAACGTCTTGGTGGTAGTGCCGACCGTTTAAGTAAAGCAGAGAAGTTAGCTGCTGCGCAAGGTTTTATTAAATTTGGTACAGAAGCGGCCCCTGGCGGTATTGGTCAAGCAGCATTAAAAGGTCTTGGTACATATGCTGAAGGTTATGGCAAAGCTGCCGCAACTGAAGACGCTATTAAACTCGAAACCGAAAAAATGCGTAAAGACCTTGAAGTTGCTCGCCGTGCCGAAGAGCGTGGTGATGTTGAAGGCGCTCAGAAAGCCTACGATAGCGCAGCTAATCGTCAGACCCAAATCCAAACAGCTCAAATTCATGCTGCTGCAAGCATGGCAGGTCATGGCGCTGCTCAGAAGGCCCAAGATGTTGCTATCGATAGAATCATGAAAGAGAAAGGTGTCGGCTATACCGAGGCACTCCAGATCTACAAGCGTGCTGGTTTGAATGTTGAGAATACTGACATTGCTAGAGCTAAAGCTGCCCTTGCCGCTATTAACGAGCAGCTAATGTTTATGAAGAAGGACGACCCTGCACGTGCGGCATTGCTACAACAAAGGGATCAAATAACTCAAGCACTAGCAACTGGCGGTGGCCAACAAACTGCATCTACTGGAGTACCAAAGGACATCCAAGGTATACTTAGCAAATACCAATAAGGATGGCAAATGGCTGAACTAGATCAGTTATATGATGCACTGCGTAAAGCAGATGCAGCTGGTAATACCGAGGATGCTAAGAAGCTAGCCGACTACCTTCGTAGTCACTCTGCTGCTCCTGCTGCACCCGTTACCCAAGGCCGTCCAGAAGATGTAGGTTTCTTTGAGGCTATTCCTGCTGCGCTTGGTCGTGGCGTAGAGTCATTTAAAGAAATGGGTACTGGTCTTGGATTGGCTGGTAAACAGATTACTGGTGACACTGAAGCTGCTCGCCAGATCATGGCTCAAGCCAAGGAACAAAAACCCGAAGCAAAACCAGGAATGACCGTTGCTGACTTTGAAAGAATCGCAGCGGAAAAAGGTATACTAGCCGCAGCCAAAGAAGCTCCTAAATATATAGTTGAGCAAGTATTACAAAGCGCACCACAGATGGCTGGCCCATTAGCTGCTGGTGCTGCAGCCTCACCATTCTTAACCCCAGTCGGCGGTGCTTTAGTCGGTATGGGTGTGTATGGTGTACAACAGTTTGGTAACTTCTTGATGCGTCAAGCACAAGAAAAAGATGATCCAGCTGAATTAGAAATGACTAAGGCTGCATTAACTGCAGCAGGTACTGCACCTCTTGGATACTTTGCCGACCGCTTTACTGTCGGACTTGGTGGTGTTGGTAAGAACGCAGGTAAGGAAGTACTAACCGAATTAGCTAAGCGCCGTGCTGCTGGTGAAATTGGTGCTGGTGCTGTAGGTAAAGAAGTAGCTAAACGTGCTGGTGTCGGCGCAGTTGAAGGTATCATTGCAGAAGCACCTACTGAAGTATTGGAACAAGCTGCTGAACGCTATCAGGCAGGGTTATCCCTAACTGATGACAAGGCTTTGGCCGAGTATAAGGATGCGTTCTTTGGTGCTGCAGCGGCTGGTGGTGGTATTGGTGGTGGCGCAAAAGGTGTACAAACATATGGTGAGTATCGTGGAGAGTTACGTGGAGTCGAGCCAACCCAACCACCTGAATCAAGACGTAGTGCTTTTAGTGAGGCAACTGAATATGAAGATACTGGAACTATCTCCAGAGGCGGTGAGCCTAGCGTTTCTGTGCCTGGAGAACAAGGCGGAACCGAACCAGGAACTGAAGGAACTACCGCTGGAGGCGTGGGAGGAGCTGAGCTTTCTCCTAGCGGAACTGCAGTACGAGAAGAAGCACTCGACAATCAATTAAGAGAGCTAAAGAACGAGCAAGATAAGATTGCTGCGTTTGATCCTAATGACCCACGTATTGGTGACTTAGAAGAAATAATCAAAGAAGTACAGGCCGAGCGTAAAGGTTTAAATGCACCTAGCCAAGGTTCGTTTGAATTTGGTCCAGAAGAACCAGGCAAAGAACCAGAACGTTTTGTTCGTTCTAGCGAAGCAGCAGAGTTTTCTTTATCTGCGCCAGAAGGTAAAGTGGCTGAAACCAAAGGCATTGAAGCTGCACCTGAGCAAGAAAAAGCTAAGATGATGTTGGTTGGCGATAGAACCAACCCAATGAAACCACTGTCTTCGTTCTTCAATAGTCTTAAACCATCTACAGCTAACCCTGCCGAGGCAGTTAAGTATCGCTCTGTTGTCAATAACTTCTTAGATGATGTTGCTGAATTTATTGGTGCCCGTGGTACTAAAGAAGTATCTCGTTTTAAAGAAAAGGGTGCACCTTCTCCTGTGCCTGAAAAGGGCCCTGATGTTAACGCACCGTTAACTGGTCCAGAACTAGATAGCCGTATGGCCTTCTTAAATAACTTCTTTGATAGTTTGAGTATTGCATCTAAAGATAAAGAAGCCTTAACCTCGGCCTTATCCCAGCGCTTTGCTGGCATGGATGCTAAGCAGCAATCTGAAGCCTTAAGTAATCTAACTAACGTGCCACAACTAAATACCCGCCGTGGTATTGAAGACCTGCAAACTAAATTTAGAGAAGCCCTAACTAAGTTCGAGCGTGCACGTATTGGCGAAGAAGAAACTGCACTGCCATACAAGTTAACTGATGAGTTAACTGACTTTGATCCCTACACCCTTAAAGCAATTAGCCGTTCTTTAAAGATACTGCAGAATATGGATCCTAAAGATAGGACTCCAGAAGACCAGGCGGCTTATAACTACTTTAATGAGAAGACTGGTTGGAGATACGTTTTAGCAATGCGCTCGGCAGCGTTTGATTTGGGTGTGCCTAAGTCTGACTTTACTGGCGTGATATTCAAAGACCAGAACAAAGAACAAGCCGAGCTATTTAAGAAGTGGGTTGAAGAAAATCTGCCAGCTTCTGAGTACCGCAAATTTGAAGCTACTGAAGCAGCATATAAACGCCAAGTAGCCAGAGCCGACGAGTCAATCAAAGTAGCCGACCGACTTAAGAAAATTGGTGGTGTTGGTAAGACTTATTCTATATCTATTGGTCGTTCCCCATCTGGTAAAGCTGCGGGTGTTCAAGGTGCTGGCATGCGTCAGTTCATGCGCCCTAGCCCTGTTGAGAAACTAGACCCATCTAAGTTTTATCCTATGCACCCAGTAGTTCAAGAAAAGTTGATGAACAACGACTTGAATGGTGCGCTAAATATATTGGCTAAAGACCCAGGTAAAAACGCTAGCCGCTACATGAAGTTTGTTGCTGGCTACGCACAAAGGCTGCGGGATATGGGTTTAAAAACTACCGTAGTAATTAACAAACAGAATCAACTCGCTGCCGACTATATAACTAAAGCGGGTGGACCAGCTCGCCGTCAGGTAATGCAGTGGATTCAAAGCTACGAATGGGGCAATCAGTGGTTAGATGAGCATGGATTTAATGCTCCATTAGGTGACCCTAAAGCTATCGAACGTATTGTTAACACACTGCAATACATTGACATTGGTACTGACTTTGGTATCCCAAACCAAGAAGAAGTATTCAAACCAATCAAAGGACAGTTAGAGCAGCTAACTAATGTTTATGAAACTGCATACGGCAACCTAACTGCTGGCGGTAGCTATTTTGGTACCATGGATTTAATTAACTTGAACCCCAACGAAGGTGGTTTAAGCACTGGCTTTTTCTTACACGAAGTAACCCATGCTGCAACTATGTATGCTACAGCGCCATGGAATTTCAAAGATTTAAGTAAGCCACAACAAGAAGCAGTTACCGAGCTTAAAGAAGTATTTGAATACGTCAAGGATTTGTACGATAAAGATGTAGTTAAGTTTACCGACGACTACGGCATGATTAACTTACGTGAGTTTATTGCCGAAGCTATGTCTAATGAGAAGTTCCAAGAAGAACTTAGACGCATCAAATACAAAGGCGAAAACATTAGTCTGTGGGATAAGTTCACTAACTTTATTAAGCGTTTGTTTGGATTAGATAACGTTGCTGGCTATTCTATGGCTAACATCAATATCATCATGCAGGCAGCGCCAGCTAAGAGTAAAGAAGAAGCGGCATTAAATTCTCGTGGTCGGTCGGCTAGGTCAGTGCTTAATAACACAATGCCTACTAACCCAGGCTATATGGGCTTCTTTGAAAAAGACATATTTAAGGGCAGACCAAGCTGGGATGCGCTAAAGACAAACATGTCTCAGTTAATTGAGAATGTTAACGATACTGCACGTCAATATTATCTAGGCGGGTTTACCCTACGTCAGCTCAACGACATGATTGGGCACAAGATTCCGCAGTTCCGTACCTTCATTGATAAGGTCGAGGGTATGCTTGACGACCGCAACCGTATGCTTGAAGACACCAAGAAGATCGTCGACAAGTGGATGCGCTTCCAAAAAGAAAACCCAGATAAGTCTAGAAAGCTAAACGGTGTAATGCTTGATGCTACTTTGCAAGCCAAAGACCCAGCTAAAGGCCCAACTGGTATTCAGTCTTTAGATAATGCTTGGGACGCTATCGGTCCAGAAGGCCAAGCTATTTACATTCAAGTTCGTGACTACTACAGCAAGAGCTTGCAAAACTACATCGACAATATTGTTGAGAATAAGAAGTCTCAATTACGCACCGTGCTAGATCCACGTGATCCTAAGTATGCACAAGAAACTGCTGCCCTTGAAAAAGACCCAGATATTCAAAAACTACGCAAGCACTTTAGTCAGCACAGTATTGAACCATACTTCCCATTACGCCGTTTTGGTCGCTTCTCCGTGCAGTTCTTGGAAGGTAAGCGTAAAGAGTTCTACACCTTTGAATCGGCAGGTGAGCGCAATGCATTTATATCCAAGCGTAAAGAACAGCTTGAAAGAGAGCTTGGCCGACCACTATCGGACAATGAAGTTAAGCCTCGTAACTCCATCCAGAAATTAGTTTCTGAGAACATGCGTGACTTTACCTTCTTAAAAGACTTGAAGGATATTGTCCAAACTACTTCTGGTAAGGATGTTAAAGAGTTACGTGAGAACTTAGAAGAAAGCCTTGAGCAGCTATACCTGCTGACTTTGCCTGACCAAAGCATTCGTAAGATGTTTATGAATCGTAAGGGCACAGCTGGTATGGATACTGATATGCTCCGTGCATTTACGTCGTCGGCTTTCCATATGTCTTATCAGCACTCACGCTTTAAGCATAGCCGTGGCCTATACAACGACATCCAGACTGCCAAAGAATCCGTAAGGGAGAAGGGCGAAGAAGGTAAGGTAGAAGGCGAATATGTAAATGAGCTAGATCAGCGTCTCAAATACATTATGAACCCAACGGATACTGGGGCAATCCCATCATTCCTTTCTAACGTATCCTTTATTTGGTTCATGACAGCGCCAGCTTCTGCACTGGTTAACATGCTTGGTGTCCCAGCAGTGGGTATGCCTGTAGTTGCAGCTAAGTTCGGCTGGAAGAATACTGCCGCCAAGATGGGTGAATACGCTGCTAAGTTTGCTGGTACTGGATTTAAAGACCAAGACGGTAACATGGCCTTCCCTTCACTAAACAATAAGCCAGGGTTATTCTCACCAGTTCAGCAGCGTGCGTATGAGCAGTTTGTAGCCGACGGTCTTATTGACATTACACTTTCCCACGACTTAGTTGGCATGGCTGAAGCCCCATCTAATATCTATACAGGTAAGTCTCAGACTGTTATGAAGTGGTTAAGCGGTGCTTTCCACGGTGCGGAGAAGTTCAACCGTGAGATCGTAGCTATGTCTACATTCGATATGGCATACGAAAAAGCTAAAGCCGACGGTTATAGCGACGACGCTGCATTTAGAAAAGCTACTCAGATTGCCAAGGACTTAACCTATAAGTCCATGTTTGACTATTCGACACTGAACAAGCCACGCTATTTCCAGCATCCTGTAGCTAAAGTAGTCTTGCAGTTCAAGCAGTTCTCCCAGCAGATGACTTATCTTTTGGCACGTAGCGCATACGAAGCTATCCATAAAGACTATAGCGCAGACGAATTACAGGACATCCGTTACAAGATTAGCCACGACCATATGGTCAATAAGCCAGATTTGCCACCATTAACTGATGCTGAACTTGATGCAAAAGTGCATCAATATATTAAAGACACCAGAATAGAAGGCCGTAACCGCTTAGCTGGAACTTTGGGTATGACAGCAGTATTTGCTGGAGCTACGGGTTTACCCCTATGGTGGATGGTATCAGGAGTAATGAACGCACTACATGCAGCGTTCGGAGATGACGACGAGGAATGGGATTTTGATAACTGGTTTAAGAACTGGTGCAATCGCACCTTTGGTGGATTTGTTGGTGATTCTATTTCTCGTGGCGTTGTGTCTCAAACTCTCGGAGCTAACGTAGCCGACCGTCTATCTTTAAACGATATGTGGTACAGGGATGCACGTAAGAGCGCTGATGAGGTTTCTGCCGTACAGAATACCTTGATTAACTTACTCGGCCCCACTGCAGGTTTGATGATTAATGCAGCCGAGGGTGTTAAGCAATACAACGATGGTCACGTAGAGCGTGCTATGGAGACTTTCTCCCCTGCACTGATTAAGAATATTCTTAAGAGCGGCCGCTTCTTAGAAGAAGGTAGAGCTACTACCATCCGTGGTAATGAGCTTGTCGGTGATATTACTGGTGCCGAGGTTGGTGCACAATTCCTAGGGTTTACCCCAGAGCGTGTAGCACAGCGTCAGAAAGCCAACATCGAGATGAAGTCGGCAGAACAAAACATTCTTAATAAACGTCAAGCATTGTTAGATGCATTCTTTATGTCTGTTGATAATAGTGACGATGCCCTACGTGAGCGTGTATTAGATAAGATTGTTTCGTTTAACAAAGCCCATCCAGGTGTAGCTATTACTGCCAAGAATGCATCGGCATCAGTTAAGACTAGATTCAAGATGCGTGCCCTTGCTGAAACTACAGGTGGTATGGCAATCAATAAGAAGCTGATTGGTGAGCTTCAAGACATGGCTGACTGGGGTAATCCAGACTAAAAAATACCCCGCACTGGGCGGGGTAAAAATCAACAAGGAAAATGAACGAAGTAGTCAGAAGACTACAGGGGAATAATACTACTTAATTCTCCAAACACGCAAGCCTTGCAACCCTTTTTCCACCACAATCCTGGTTTTTACGGTATACCCTAGGCGTTTTGTGGTCTTTAATACGGCTTTAACGGCCTCCTCAGTATCCAAGCATGGGATAAAAAAGGAGGACCCAATCACAAAATTCTTCCAATTAACTCTGAAGTTCAGCCCGTGGATCAACATCTACCACAACCTTTTTGGTTTCTTCAATAAACTGATCCGTCTCTTGGAAGTGTGGATTACTCATATCAAATAGGTATACGTCCACAGAAGCTGAGGCAATCTTAGTGCCTTTGCCCAAGCGTTTCTTAGTCTGTCCAAGATATGCTTTGTCGGCTTGCAAAGAACCCAATACATCTTTCAAAGTAATCTGGTTCTCAGAGCAATACTTACGGAACTGCTTAGCATTAATGTAGATGTGCTTATTGTCTGGCTCAATCCGAACAAACAAGTCATTGAACTTAGGTTCAAGGATAGGCAGCTGCTCCATACCAGAACGCTTGTCGGCTTCGCCATTAATAACTAGAACTGCTGCACGGTGCGAGTTCATAAACTCACCGATAACGCTAGCTTGGCTTTGTGTAGGAGCTTTGATCTCAGTACGCATTACCTTAAGTTCTTTGACAATCCAGCGGTATACACGGGCAATATTAAAGTCAGGCAGGATACCTAAGTCTTTAGCCATGATTGCCCCAGCAATGTTACATGCAACAATAGCTGACCAGAAACGCTCACGGTTTGTTAAGCCGACGTCTTTGTCTAACTGCTGCTGAACCTGCATGATTAAATCGATAGCTGCTTCTAGGTCGCCAACTAAATACTTAGCGTATTCAATACCAGCATGACCATAGTTATCGTATAGCTTATTGAAAATAACGTCGGCCTGCTCCTTAGTCAGGTTACCAGTCAGGTCAATCTTGTATTCCAAAAGGCGCATGAACTCACCGTCTGGAGTAGATTTAAGCGTAGCTAACTTATCGTAGAACGAAGCATTGGAACTGCACAATACGATGGTTGCCCATTTGGTAGCATTAACACGCTCAGCATTGGAGTGCTGTTGCATACGGTTCTTACCACGACCCTGAGATGCGCTATAGGCTAGGTCTGAGAAGTGGTCGCCAGATAACTTAGTAACTTCGTCAATCGTTACAGGCAGGTTATTCATCACACCCATACGATGGATGATGGAGTTCATTGTATCTTTCCACTGCAACATGAGTTCTTCTGGATGACCCCATACGCTGTTGCACATCTTAAGAATAGTAGACTTACCTGTACCAGATGTATTGTTAATCAGGTTGATAATGCCGCCCTTGAAATTCAAGTGCTTAAGTAACGGCGCACCAAACGCTGTAAAAAATCCAAAAGCGTGGGGTTCGAATCCTGGGGCATCGTAAACCTTAACTGTATCTTTCCAAACATCAAAGTCTCCTGCTGGTTTTAAGTGGTCAGCTAATGACCCAGTAGTAGTTGATGGTGGGCTATATGCCACTTTGTCTGCAGATATTTCTTGTTCACCAACAATAAACTTGGTGTCCTTGTCGGCCCAGCCGAATTGATTTCGCATAACTTCAAGCTCCATTTTTTGTTGTAGGTTTTTAGCAGAAGCAATTACGTATGACATAACTGATTCCATTTGTTTTTTACCGCCGAGTACTCCATGAAAGCCTAGCCTGTCCTTGAGCTTATCTAAAGCCATCACATCTGTAACTGGCATAGCAAATTCTTTTACACCATCTTTTGGTAGGTGCAATCTAAACCAAAGTGATTCACCTTTAGCAGGATCAAACAAACGCTTAACTATGTAGAAGTCGTGCTCGTAGATGTTGATTGCATCGTCTCCGTCGTCTGTCTGGATTCGAACATATACTCCACCATTCTTGCCCCTAAAGTACGGAAACGGATACTCTGGAATATCGAACGTTTCCTGTCCACCATCCTCCGTCGTTTCAACGATGATAGACTCCTCCGAAGCCAAGACTTCGGATCCAAGCTGTATCGGCGACGATATCTTGCCCTTATGCGGGCACGCATCACAAAGCGAAGAGTTAATTTTTTGGAACGTCTCGCAAGTGTAGGGGCCCTTAGTTGAATTCGCCTTCCTCTCCGTTTGCTCTGGCGAGTAGTCGGGGTGCGCACTGGAAATTTGATGAATTGCCTCATCTCTATCTATACAGGCGGCTGCTATTGACAGTCCTGCCCTCCATAATGGTTCTTCAATGCTGTCTTGGTTTACTACAATATGTTCAAGCTGGGCACAGCCTTTACCATCAGCCGTCTTCATCATGATGGTTCTAAACCGACTAGCCTTATTACCAAGCAGCGCTTTAGTTACTTCATCTAATTGCTTAGGCATCCAGTCAGGTGCAATCAACACACCAATCTTGGACTTAATCGCTTCATAGTCAAGCTCAGGTTCAATAGCCAGTATCTCTACGGGTAAACCCTGCTCATCTTTAAAGTTAAGTGTTTCAGGTACACGAAGTATGGATGCATTGTCGGCAGTGCGAGACGGGTCAGCAAAGAACTCATGTTCTTCACATAATGCTTTAAGACGTTCAGCAACTGGCTTCCACTGTAATCGATCGATTACAGAAGTTAATCTCCAATATGCATGAATACCACGACCTGAATTGACTATCGTCGGCAAAGGTAGATGCACCTTTGCGCAGAACGTTTTGAGAGCCGATAAGCCCTCGGCCTGATCTGCATATGGCTTGCCTAAGCCACAATCGACGTCAATCCAAAATGCTTTAATAATGTCGCCATTAGGCTGAATACGCCCTTCTTTAGGGTCTTTATATTTAGCACAAGCAAAGTACACGTTGCACTTCTCTTGTAACAACTTATCAATTTGAGCTTCAGCTTCCACAAGAGTTGCATGGAATGTCTGAACTGGTGGTCTTGCTCCGTCTTGCCGTAAACCGACTATGCAGTAGTACCCCTCACCTTCAGGTGCAAGTACTTTAGTCAGTAAATCTGTTGTCGCCATATAACCTCAGAACCGAAAAGAAAAGGGCAGCAAGGGGTTCGGCAATACCCCGATTCGCTCCGTCAAGCTAGCTGCCCCCGTAGACTTACTTCGATAGATACTTCTGAATTAATTCAGCTTTGCGTGGATGGGGTTTTGATGCCCCAGTAAACCAGCTATATACCGACATACGGGAAACGCTAAACTCCTCAGCAACTTCCCATACTGGTATATCGTTAGCTATACAATGCCGTCCAAGCTGAACCCCAATTAAATCAGGATTAGCAGCTTGAACTGCCTTGACCAAGCGATAGCTGTAGCCTCTTAAACTCATTCGGAATCGTCAGAAGACCAACCGCTCATTACTGCTTTGAGGTCACGCTTAGGTGTCGGCTCTTCCTTCTTCTCTGCACGCTTTTTAGGCTCAGGGATTGGGGCGGCTTCTGCCTTCGGTGCTTCTGCAGCAGGTGCAGCTAACTTCTTAACTCCGTCGGTTTGGGCGACAGTCATGGTAATCGCACTCTTAGAAGCAGGGGTCTCGCTTAACTTAACTGCCTGTTCCCATTCATGCTTTTCCAAGAAACGTACTGGACGGAAGAACAACTTACCGACTGTTGAATCTTCGTCAAAGCGCATTTCAGTAACCAAGTTAATTAAGTTGTAGCCTTGTGTGCCTACATACTTAGCATATTGGTTAAACGGCATGTGATCTAAATCACCAGGATCCTTCATATCGTAGAAGATAGACTTAGATTGCAATGTCATTTGATAAACATCGCCGCCCAAATCAGATGCTAGTGCTACAGCAATACGACGACTCTTACGGCAAGCCTTAGTATTACCTTGACCAGAACCGTTGATGTCTTGTGGGCATCCAGCACATGTAGCGCACTGTGGTTCTTTTACAGATGGATCAGGTTTCTCACCGTCATTAGACCAGCAATCAGGTGGAGCTGCATCAGCTTTAGGATCCCATGCTTTGGCATAGAACGTTCTGGAAATATTCTTAGATGCATTAACAATAACAACTTCCAGCTTGTCACTATTGGTCTTAGAAATCTCAGCTCCATTTACTTTGAGAATGAACCTGTTGTTGCCAAGTGCAATGCGCTTGTTTTGAGAGCCACCACCCGATAGGGCTTTAGTGACTTCATCAAGCTCGACTTCCTTAAGGTAGTCAGGTAAATTTTGGTTGAACAATGCGACGTTACTCATTTGCTTCTCCTTACAGTAATAGCGTATGTGCGATCCACATTTAGTCCAGCGGGATGCAAGTCTGGATTCTCCTCCAAAAATTGTTTCATATTGGTTTGGTGAATTCTTTTTTCAAGCAAGCCAAATTCTTTTTGCTCACTCATAAATTCGTAGAACTTCTCCCAGTCGTTTGTCCAGTAGCGTGACTTAACTCCACGCATGGCAGTGCCGTGTTTTGTCTTGATGCTGTCGGCACCAGTCTGTTTGCACACGTCTAGGATTTGTTGGGATACTAGTTCAAGCTGCTCATTTAGATCCGCTTCTTTAGCTTCAGCTTCACGACGCACTTCGTCACGTGCATCACGGATCTTGATATAGACTTCAACTAGCTTATCTATATTGGCAATCGGTTCTACCGATTCGGTATTGTCGTTCATCATATTTTCCTTTAAATAATTTCAGGTCTTTGCCTGATGATTACTACTTTACTATGTCAATTATACTTCGTCAACTTCTTTTTTGTACAAATCAATAATTTTTTCGTGTACGTCGAGTTTATTTTGCAACATATTATATAGCCGTGTCTCTACGGGACTACCCTTAATATGCACAATAGTCATCTTATTCTTCTGCCCCTGACGGTCAATACGTGCATTAGCCTGCAGGTAGGTTTCAATAGATGTTACTGGTGCATACCAAATAATGGTATCTGCTGCTGTTAGTGTGACTCCGTGGGCAGCAGCTTGGGGTTGTATTAAAAGCACACGTGGGTTTGTATCTTCTTGAAATCTCTTGAAAATTTCTGTGCGCTTGGTTACGGTAACTGCACCATTGATAATCTCGCAAGTAATACCAGCAGCTTTTAAATGTGCGCTAAGTAGATCTATCGTGTGAGTGAATGGTACAAAGACGAGAACTTTGTGGCTAGCTTCTTCGATAACTTCTTCGATAACTCGTAGGCGGTTAGACACGTCAAATTCAACGACAGCACCAGTATCAGAATAGACAGCACCACCACTAATTTGCAGAAGTTTATTAAGGTTAATAGCAGCATTGACAGTGCTGATTTCTTCTCCATCAGCGACCATGAGCATTTCTTTCTTGAGGAGTTTGTAGTATTTCTCCTGTTGCGCAGTAAGGGGGGCGTCTCTGAAAACATGGGTAACCTCTGGTAGATCTAAGCAATCTTTTTTCTCAAAGCGGATTGCAGGTTGGAGTGCGTTATAAACGGTTTGTTGTGCATCAGGTTTTGGTAGCCAGCGATACTTGCTTACGTTCACCATAGTCTGGTCACGGAAAGCCCCAAAGAATCTAGGCACATTGTCAGGCACGCACATCTTTGCTAGACCAAATGCGTCGGTTGGACTTTGTGCTGCTGGAGTACCAGTCATCATCCATAGCCATGTACGTGGGGTGAGAATATGGTTGAGTGTTTTCCAGCGCTGGGTTGTAATTGTCTTGTAGGCATTAGCCTCATCAATAATGATGAGATCAAAATTGTTTCTTGCAATATCGTCGGCTACGATCTCAACACCGTCATAATTGATAATTACAAACTGTGCATCGCTATCGATAATTGCTTTACGTTTATGCCTATCTCCATATGCCACAGCCACTTTACGGTGCATAGCAAACTTAAATAAATCTGCTTGCCAAGCCGACTGCATAATAGATAGGGGGCAAATAATTAGGGCACGATAAACACGCTTTGTTTCCATTAAATAATCTGCTGCCCATATAGCTGATGCAGTCTTACCAGTACCTTGCTCGTTAAAGCAGAAAGCACGCTGGTTTAATGTAAGAAAATTAGCGGTATCTCTTTGGTGTGCCATAGGTTTAAATAACCCAGGCCACTTATAGTCCTTGTTAATAGGGGACGGTATGTTCTTGATTTTTAACTTGTTTAGGATTTGTGCTTCTTCTAAACCCCAATGAACGGCGACCTTGTGTAAGTCGCCATCTGTTTCAATAATTTCGCTTTTAGGTATGCATTCAGTTATTAGATTCGGTCTGCGTGTCGTAATTAAAATTGCTTTGTTATCAACGATTTCCATTTTTCGGTTTGTTCCGTTTTACTGTATGGTCTGAGTTTCGGCTAAATGATCTATTAGAACTTGCGTCTTTTACTGCGAGATTACTGCGAGTTGTTGCACCGCCTTTGGATAGCGGGGTTTTGTGGTCGACATCTTTACCATCACCCTTATGCACAAGACCAGCTTTCTCCATAATCCGACGAGCTTTATTACGCTGGGCACGCTTTTTCTTGACCGCAGGAGTGCCATCATATTGCTCATATTCCTTCTTGTACGGTCTTGGTTTGTTCACATAAGGCATATCTGTCCCCTTCTTTGCGGAAATAGTAGACCGAACCGTCGGCCAATACTACGTATTTTATGCCAGTTTGGGGGTCATCGCCTAGCATATCTTTCAAAATACCCTCTATTTCCTGGACTTCCATCATTTAATCCTTTTAGCTATTTCACGGTTGATATACCAAACAGCCTTACGTAAATCCTCTACCGCATCATGTTTGAGATCAGCACGCCAAATATACTTCATGGCATTGCCTAGGTTAAATCCCATATGCTCGGTTATTTGTATGCACTCAATGCCGCTTGGGTGGCTGGTATAGTGCTTTGGGTGGTTGACTGGGTCTTGCATGTTAAGCCCTCAATAGTTGTCCGCTAAAGTTGTATGAACCTGTATGTACGAGTTTTGCCCATGGCGCACCCCATACAGTAAAGCCGTTATCTCTTGCGATCTTGCAGAAATGATAGTCTTCTGACAATAGGCGATTACCCGAACTAGGGTCAATACTAGTAGCAAAAAACTCATGAATTATCTTGACCTTACGTTCTTCTACTGCATGGAACATATCGTTCACATATACAGGAACCTTACCCAATAGCCCTTCAAATACGCTACGTTTAATAAGCATAAATCCTGTGCCGCCGTTCTCAATCTGCATGGGTTCATTAGTAGCAGTTTCCTGAGAATCAACACCGCCGATTAAATTAACCACAAACGCACCAGTATATTTATGTAACTCATTAGCGGGCACACCAGCCTTAACTGCTTTCTCCACCTGTAACCAGTTAATTTCTTTCTTTGGATACATGCCGCAGATAATATCCTTGTCTGCTTCAATCATAGGAATAATGTCGTTCGGATTAAATCCAATGTCGGCATCGATAAACATCATATGGGTGCAGTCTGTTTCTAAGAAATCGTATGTCAAACTGTTACGGGCACGGGTAATCAAAGACTCATTCATCATGTACGCAAACTGCATTTGAATACCAGCCTTAGAAAATACACCAACAGAAGTCAGTAACCCGACCGCATACTGCCCGTTACATAGACCACCGTACATTGGTGTAGCTACAAATAATTTGTTCATTTACTTCTCCATGGGAAAGTTGTGTATAGTTTTTGCATCTTATTGTTACCGTCTAAAAACCACTGCCGCTGACCGTCTTTAGTACATCTGTAATTAACTGTGTATCTACCTGTACCGCCAAACGAAGTTGGTTTTTCTGACGCTGCAAACGCTTGTTTAAATACTTCTCTGTCGCAATGGTATGTATCCCTGTAAAATACGTGCTGCAACTTAAGCAAGAACTCCGTCTTAAATCCGTAGCAGTTCATATCAACAAAGTTAATGTTGGTTTGGTTAGGGAAAATACCTAGACTATCGCAATCATCCGTGCAGATAAAATTGCCTTCTTTGTCCACAATATTTCTTAGGCTATACACCCAGTCAAACTTATGTACCTGCATGCCTTCAACCATAGACCGCACATGGTCGGGTTCATACCAGTTATCTTCGTCTAAGAAGAATGTGTAGTCGGCATTGACAAGTCCAGCCATACTTGCATAGATACGGTGTCCATAAAACCCAGACTCTAACTTCCAAAAGTGGTTCTGTGGCATGCCTGTATTCTCAGGTAGGATGATTATCTTTAGCTGTGGCTGTGGGTTAGCTTTGAGTATTTCAAGTGCTTTCTCAGCATATTGAATACCATCAACCACAACCCAATGCTCGACACCGTCGCCTTGCAAGGCAACGCTTTGAATAGCCTTAGCTAATTCAGGTAAACCAGTAGTGGGTGTAATGACAACTGCTCTCAAAATGGGGCATCCTCAAATTCAAATTTTGGTTTGTTTATTACGATTCTTTTGTAAGTCCAACCATTGCGCAGAGCGACTACTGCGAGGGCTTCTTCTTTCCTCGAAACAATACGCATCAACTCGCCTTGCTCGTCGAAGAGTTGGAATTGCGTTCCATAACTCATACGGCTTTACCCCTTCTTTTTTGTTAGGTAGTCGGCGAAGAACGTCATCAATTACCTCTATAAGCAGTTGACGATTGTTCCGCATACTGTGCAATTAGTGATAGTGCCATTAGGGTTTACGATGGTGTAGATATAGCATGGGCCAACTTGAGCAAACACATCAAGAGCCAAGCCAAGAAACAATACCATCAATGCAAATACAATAAGCCACTTAAACATTTTTAGTTCTCCTCTTTTTAACTGCAACAATACCTACTTCAGGTTCTTCATCTACTTCTTTTCTAGCATCCATAATTCGGTCTGCTATGCGCCATGGTTCTGCTGAATCAAATACTCCATGCTTAAACGTCAGTCCAGCAGTAGCCATAATTACTAGGCACAACCTCAAATCTTCATCGTTCACATTGTTCTCCTGAAATATGGGTTAGCAACCTGACGTCCACAAAAGCGTTCATCATGTATTCGTGGGCTTCATTGAACCGACGTGCGTTCATAGCAATTTCGAAGTCTTTTAGATTCCTTCTTGCTCTGATAAGTAGGTCGGCATAATCAAATACATCTGCGCCAATGGGTTCTACATTCATTTCCAATGTCCTTTTCCGTTATGTTCACAATCTTTTACTGGGCAGAACTTCTTGCATGTGAAGTTCGGTTTTGCGTTCCACACGTTATTGGTGTGCGCTGCTTCCAGTTTGTTGGTCTCTTGCAACCAAGTAATCCATTTCTGTGGTGCTTCGTCTTTGGCATACTTAGCCTTAACAAACTCCTCGCATACCACAAAAGCCAAGCCAGCTTTGACACGCTCAACTTGTGGGAAGTGCTTGAATACACACAGAGCCATAAGTTCTAACTGTTTAGTGTCGGCATACTGAGCAGACTTGCCTGTCTTGTAGTCAATGATGTGGGCTAAGCCGCCGTCTATTATTATCAGATCAGCAATACCTCGATACCATACGTTCTTATCAAAGAACCCACAGGCTTCTAAATCTTGGGTCAAACCCATCTTGTATTCACAATGCTTCTCGCCTGGAATGCTTTTAAGGACATCCAATACTGGAGTAAGGAATGAATACTTCTCAGGTACAGGCACACCGTCACGAATATGCAGTTCAGCAGCTTCATGCACCAGCTTCCCGTATGTGAGATGCTCGGCTTCGGGTTCAACAATATCCTTTAATACACGTAAACGATAGTATTTGCGGGGACACTGCTGAAACAACCCAAGCGATGAGTATGACCAAGTAAAAGCCATTAGTTATCTTTCTTTTCTTCAAGGTCAACCATACCCGCAAACGGGATTGGCTCAGTTTGCTTTTCTTTCTTACCAAAAATTAACTCCCATTGGGAATCAAATTTATCCATTGGCACACCTAATGGTCTTGGTGTATCGCCTTTACCGCCGTCATGTTTAGTCATAGTTCCCAGTCCTCAATAGCTTTCTTTTTACTGCAATCACCGTATGATTTACCCATCCCTAATTCACAAGCCAAAGGAAGGTCTTGAGCCCATTTAGGTCTCCACTTCATACACTCATCAATATACAACATTGCTGCTTTCACTTCTTCATTTGGGACGACAGCCATCACCGCATCGTGTACGGTTAAGGCTACCTTATAACGCTTCGCTATACGAAGCATCTGTTCCCCAATAACACACCGTGCTAGGGCTTGGCATACGTTCTCTACGACTTTGCCGCCATAAATTTTAATCCGTCCTCGTCTGCTAGCATAAGAGAATTGTCCGTCCTCAGAATCTCGTCGCAGGTCTGGGTAGTTGAGGTATAGACCGCTTGGGAGTAAAAAACCATTCTCCGTGATGGATGTAGCTTGCGGTTGCGTCCCAACTTGACAAGCCTTTTTAGTTCTGAGGGCATCAAGGGCACTACCAGCTTCTTGCCAAAGTCGGGGAATGTAAGGGTATCTAGATCTATACACTTCGATAATCCGATGCGCTTCCTCATCATCGATTTCCACCCCAAAAGTTTTGAGTTGTATCCCAAACTTCCGACTACCCATGCCATACCCCGCACCGAGGATTGTCGTCTTACCCACGAACCTTTCTCCCGCATCGATTTCGCTTTCTGCCTTTTGGTAGATAGCTGATGCCATGATCTTGTATACGTCCTCATGTCTTTCAAATGCTCCCACTAAGTCTGTTTGTCCTGCAAGCCATCCAACAATCCGAGCCTCAATCTGTGAGGAGTCGGCATCGATAAGGGTATATCCTTCAGGGGCTATGATTGCTTCTTTGAGCAAGGATTTTCTTGGCAAGTTTTGGAGGTTGAGTTTGTCATCTCCGCCCCATCTACCTGTGTGGGCTGCATAGTATCGAAGAGGCACAGGCATGCGTCCTCGCTTAGAGATTGCAATAAAACGCTCTGTTCTTGATTCTTCAAGTGTTGACTTTGTTCCAAGGCGTGCAGCAACGATAGCTTGGACACGTTCATCAGGGTGATCTGCGAGAGCCCGAAATCCCTCATCATTCTTTGCAAAGGCATAGGTTTCCTTATTAGTAGTTGGCGATATTTTCATTGGTGGTTCGACACCCAACGATATTAGTAGTTCTGCTAATTTCGGATTAGACATTAGGGTATCTTTATCTGCTACGCAAGCATCAAGTAGTTTTTCTTTACGGGCTCGCACTTGCATCAAATGTTGCTCAAGCAAAGCAGTATCAAGGAACAAGTTTGGTTCCGAAAACATCTTGATAGTTAGGCTGATTAACTTAAGTTCAGAAAGGCTAAACCGTGGCAGTAGGATGTTAAAAAGATCGTAGGTTAACTCCACGTCGTTATTACAATATCCACCATATGCGTGCAAATCATTGTTGCTAAAATCCTTACGTCGTTTGCCGATCGCATTGAGAACTTCTGTCCCTTTGACTCCAAGGTTATAACGCTGAGCCAGTTTAGCGAGGGAGTTGCCAGCTTCCAAACCATCTGTCGCACGTGCCATGCTAAGCGTGTCAAGCCAAGCCATTGGGCGAATACCAAACCGCCAACTGAGAATAGCAGAGTCAAACATAGCATTGTGGGCAAGAGCAAAAGAATTATCCCAGTCATACTGAGACAAGAAATCCAATACCTCTTGGTGAGAACCGCTAAACCATTTAACTTCATTGTCATTCTCCTTTATGGATACTCCAATAACTTCAAAGCGATCATCACGCACATACTCCTCGGTCGTTAGCTTTGTTAAGCTAAAGTCCTGTGCGTAATACGTTTCGAAGTCGAGGGTTAAAATATTCATTTCTTCTTTGTTGCCTTTTCTTTTTTGGCTTTTAGTGTTTCTAACTTATCCCGCAGTTCACGCATTTCATTTACATCTGCCATCAAGTAAGTGGCTTGTAAATTTATCTCGTTTTGTAGGTGGTCTAAAAAATCCCTGATACCCCACAATGCACCGCTGTGTGGCTCGGTTACATCAGCCGCAACTAATTCAACCATGTCTCTGACATTGCCTACACGGTATCCCAACTCATCAATCTTGTTTGCTTTTTCCCAAATGCTCATATCAACTCCACAAAAGTAAATGCCTCAGTCGGCACATCAAAAAACAATTCACCACTTGTGCCTTTTACATTACGCACTTCTTTTACAGGGTGCTTAATAATGTCTTTGGCTTCTATCCAGTATGCGTGCTTCATGTCATGCGTGAGTGCGAAGAATAGGGAGTTGCCATTGAAAAACTTGGTTTTCCTAGCTGGCACATGAATAGTTGGCCAAGGGCAACGAGGAGTCCATTGACGAACTTCAACCTCAACAACCCCTATGCCGATGCCGTTGCGAGTGATAAGCAGATCAACCCCGTATTTGTCGGGGTTTGGCATTACCTCAGCACCAAGCGACGATAGGTAACGCATCACCGCCGCTTTGGCGGGTGCGTCGTATTTGTCGTGCAGGTCTTGCTCGAAGGCTTTGACTAAGCTCATCTTTGTAAAACCCCATTTATAAACTTTCTACCCATCGAGTCTTCAACAACTTCATTACCTTTTTCGTCGTTGTGTAGGTAGTTCTTTAATCTGCCGTAAAGAGTTTGGTGTTTCTTGGGGGTTAACTCAGCTTTGTATTCTTCCACCATCGCCCGTAGTTGGGCTACTTGTTGTGCTTGGTTATTGATTATGCTGTCGGTGTTGATTACGGCATTAGTCCAAGCATGATTACCACTTCCATCAGTTGTTAGTGTTAGCCCTGAAGACCGCACGGGGGTCGCTCCACCCAAAGGTGTAGCGTTCAGCTTTGCCTTGAGCAACTCCTTCAGGTTCGAGTCTTTTGGGTCAACGAGACCCTCCAATACACGCTCAGTAACTTTTTGCATCATCAGGGATCTGAGTGCGCTGTTTAAAGTGTCGGATTCTTCTTTCTCAGCATATTTGTGTATGTCCTGCATAATCCCAACCCACTTGCCCTGCTCAGTAAATTCTTCGGGATGGGTTTTCATGCGCTCCAAAAGGAGTTCCACCCCAGCGTTCATTTGTTTCTTTTCAGGAACGGTCATCAGCATCTCCCATCTAAATCAAAGCTATCGCCTTTTAGCCATTCGGCTAGTTCGTTAATGTTGTCTTCGTTTACTACCAGTGTCGTACCACCCGCTGCGCGGATAGCCGCCATCTCTT